TTAAAAAAACGTCAGACAAACTGACGTGAAAATTCACCCACCCTCATTATGAGGATAAAACAAATGTTGATGCCGTGTCCTGGCCCCGAAATTATTCATATCGGTTCCTCCCTTATAATGACACAAGTTTTCATATGTTTGTCCATTTTGCTTAATAATTTCTGCAAAACTTTCATTGACATGTTTCCGAGTATCCTCATCAAGGTTATTCATAGCATCTCTCCAGTGAAGTCTCTGTGACTCACCTTTAAATGTTTCTTCAGTCTGTTTTGTATTTGTTGACGCTGACTCCGCCAATTCTGTGCTTTCTTCTAACATGGTACCAAACCATTTTGAAGCATCAGAAATATATGCTGTTACAAATGGATGAAATTCAGGTTCTTCACCTGAAAAATCAGTCCATGCATACTTAAGGTTATAATTTCGAAGGCATTCCTTAAAAAGGAAATAATTTGGATCATAATTTATAGGTTGATCATTTTCTGTGTAACATTTCCAGAAAATTTTTGTAAAACCATCGAAAAATTCTTGTGGATAATAAGATATCTCCAAGAAAGCTTGAAAGATGACTTGTTTTCGCCATTCTTTCTTACTAAGTTTTGAATTAGTAAAAGCAAGCATTTTTGCTATTGAGTGTGGATGTAAACATCCGAGTATAGAATCTGTAGATTGATCATACACTGGTGTTCGCTTAAGAAAAATTATTTCAGATACCTTCTTCCATCGTATTGTCTTTTCATGTTTTTGTGCTGGTGTAATAACCATACCTACATATTTTGCAAATGCAAGAACACGTTCTTCAGTCATCCAATCTTGTTTTGTATATTCACAACAAACGACAGTGTCATCACCTAAACATATAAGTTGCATATCTTTCTCACAAGGACCAAATTGTTCTCGAACTATTGTGATAAAATTATGTCGATCAGGTGGTTTATTAAACTCCTGCCAATAACGACAAAAATACATCATTTGAACAAACATTACATGAATACCAATACTATTTAAATGCGTAGTACCAAAAACACCAGATGATTGTCCATGTTCCATTATAAATATATTATTTTCAAGAACAAAAACAGGTTGTTGATAAGAGCACATAATCATTTTAACTCTATTTAAATGACATGCTCTATAATCCATAAAATGTGTATTATGATAATAAGGTGAAGCTGCTATAACATTAAAAGCAATATTTGCAGAAGCTGCTAAATATTTTTGTGTTTTATCCCATTTTGAAACATCAAAATCACAAAAACATACAGTATCCATCATAACTTCAAAATCATGTAAATCACCATATTTAAAAGCACGTTTGAACATAGCAAAAAGTCTTAGTCCAAACTCGTCACCTACTGCATTAATACCAACTTGTGGAGGGGCTGCATTTCTAAAATTATTCAAACCAGCGAAAAAGCTAGCCAAGTACATCTTACTTATAATAAGAAATTCAGTATTTCCACTCAAAAACACTCGAACTTTCCCATCACGCAATTTTTCTTTAGTAATTATTTCATCTTTAAGCGTACCTACTCCTATATTCAAAGGAGGTATACCTTTATCAATATCATCAAAAATTTCCTGAAGAGGAAGAGAAAATTTTGCTTTAAATTGAAGATTATCCAAATCACCACATACAAGATCACTCTTCTTGAGATGCTTATAATGGATACCTGCTCCAGTTTTAAGATTCAAAGGATTAATTTTACCAGGAACACCACGTATAGTTTGGTGTAAATTTAAAGGAGCACAATCAACACCAAATTGTTTAAATAAATCCTCATAATAACTAGAGACAATAACTTGTGCTTCAAGAAAAGATGTATGATTAACAATCTTACCTGCAGAAGCTAACTGTAAATAACAAGCTTGAAATGAATTAACATATTCTTGATTATCATAAAATACTGGT